CATCTACACGAAAATTGAGATAGACGGTAAGAACTTCGCCACAAAGGATTGGACAGCAACTGAATTACTGGGTTATGCTAAATTAAGTGATGTATATACCAAGACAGAGATGGACGATAAGGAGTACATCACAAGTGAGTATCTGGATGAGCAATTGCTTGCAAAGGTGAACACAGGTGATGTATATACCAAAATAGAGATAGACAGCAAAGAGTATATCACTGCTCCACATCTCACAGAGCAACTGACAGCGAAAGCAAACTTATCAGATGTTTATACGAAAATTGAGATAGACGGAAAGAACTTCGCTCCAAAAGATTGGGTTGAAACAGAACTGTTAGCATACGCTAAACTTGGAGAGGTATATACCAAGACAGAGATGGACGATAAGGAGTATATCACCGCTCCATATCTCACAGAGCAGTTATTGACAAAGGCAAACTTATCAGACATCTACACGAAGATTGAGATTGACGATAAAGAGTTCATCAACGAAACACGCTTGACAGAAGAACTGACAGCGAAAGCAAATCTCACTGATGTATATACTAAAATAGAGATAGATGGAAAGGATTTCGCTCCAAAGGATTGGGTAGCAACAGAACTATTAGCATACGCGAAAGTGGGTGAAGTATATACCAAAACAGAGTTGGATGATAAGGAGTATATCACAGCACCATATCTCACAGAGCAGTTATTATCAAAGGCGAACACAAGTGATGTCTATACCAAGACAGAGATAGACGGTAAGGAGTTCATTAACGAAACACGATTGGTAGAAGAACTTACAGCAAAGGCGAATCTCACAGATGTATATACTAAAATAGAGATTGACGGAAAGGATTTCGCTCCAAAGGATTGGGTAGCAACCGAGTTATTGGCATATGCTAAATTGGGTGAAGTATATACCAAGACAGAGATGGATGATAAGGAGTTCATCACAGCACCTTATTTAGAAGAGCAACTTGCAGCAAAAGCCAACTTATCGGATGTATATACGAAGATTGAAATTGACGGAAAGAACTTCGCCACAGAGGGTTGGGTAGATGAACAGTTGGTAGCGAAAGCGAATCTCACTGATGTATATACGAAGATAGAGATTGATGGTAAGGATTTCGCTCCAAAGGATTGGGTAGCAACCGAATTGTTAGCATACGCCAAAGTAGGTGAAGTCTATACAAAAGATGAGGTGGATGAAGCAATTGACAATGTAGAGGTGGATTTAACTGGTTATGCTACAGAGAACTGGGTGATTGAACAAGGTTATGCTACAGAGAGTTATGTTGATATATCGGTTGAGACCAAAGTTGATTACAGCAAGATATGGACAGGAACACAGGATGAGTGGGATGCTTTATCTGTTGAGCAACAGAACAGTTATACAATAGCAATGATAGAGATAGAGGAATGATTTTAGGGAAGAATATAGGTAATGTATTTAGCGAAGGTCGTGAGATTCAGCGAGTTTTCTCATATGGCAGATTGGTGTGGGAAAAGAACAGGATAGACTATAACACCACAGCATTCACCGTTGTAGCACTTGATGATACAGTGGTTGTAGAACCATACTACGCCCGTAAGCAGGGAACCAGTTATGAAACCATTGGTGATTTCAAATACTCTATAAATGGGAGCGAATGGCAGGAGTCTTACGGTAATGGAATTCAGATAAAGAGAAATGATACCGTGAATATCATATCATCAGACATCTGGTATTGTAAAATCACAGGTTTATGTGATATATCAGGTAATATAATGTCATTGATATATGGAGATGATTTTGTTGGTCAAACTGTTTATCCAGAACTACCAAACGGTTATTATAGAATGGGATTTTTCCAAGATTGTGATATACGGAATGCTGCAAATCTGGTATTACCTGCTACGACATTAACATTTGAATGTTATGCAGGGATGTTTCGGAACTGCACAAGTCTAACACACGCTCCTAAAATATTACCTGCTACGACATTAACGACTTATTGTTATGTAGGGATGTTTCGGAACTGCACAAGTCTGACAGCACCACCTAAAATATCAGCGGTTACATTGGATATGTATTGCTGTCAGCGAATGTTTCAGAACTGCACAAGTCTGACAACAGCCCCAGAACTACCAGCAATCAGAACAGCAGATGAATGTTATGCTCATATGTTCTTGAACTGTTCATCACTGACATCAGCACCTGCTTTACCAGCAACATCATTAGGTCAGGCGTGTTATGCAGATATGTTTGGTGGTTGTACTTCATTGACAACAGCACCTGCTTTACCAGTAAAGACATTAAACTACAACTGTTATTCACAAATGTTTCGGGGTTGTACTTCATTGACAGCAGCCCCAGAACTACCAGCAACTACATTGGTGTATAATTGCTACGCATATATGTTTGAAGGATGTAGTAATTTGAATTACTTGAAATGTAAAGCGACAAAATACGACACATCTGCTGAATCATATACTGAATGTGTAAATGGATGGTTATCAGGTGTATCACCAACAGGAACATTTGTTGGTTATAGAATAGGAGGTGAAAGTCCATTAAAAGACCACATCCCATCTACTTGGACAGTTGAATACCTTAACTAACACCACCGTGCTCTACATCTAACAACGCACATCATTGCTCCGCAATGTATAGTGCTTATGATGACGCACTTTATATAGACGCTCCACATCACTTCGTGATGTCGCGTCTTACATAAATACTTATATATAATTTGCAAATTATGGAACTAAATAAAAGAAAGAGTTTATTGACCCCTGCAGCACCAACTGTATGGGGTATGATTCACGGAGATATCACTAAACAGCAGGACATTGTTGAAATGATATCAACATTAGTGGATAATGTGGTAGGTTCTGACTTGACCAATAGAATAAAGGGTGAAGTTCTCGCAGCAATCAATCCGATATTGGGTGAGGCATTGGAGCATAAACAGGCGACACTTGTATCTGGTGAAAACATAAAGAGTTTATCTGGTCGCTCACTTCTTGGTGAAGGTGACTTAGATCCGCTCACAGAATCAGACAGAACCCTGCTCAACAGCGTAGAGGATAAGGCGACACAAGATGAAGTGCAAGGTGCTTTGATGAAGTCAAGTGCTGCACAGAATATGGCGAAGAATGCATTGGACAAGACAGAAGAACTGGATGCAAAAATCGGTGATATAGATACAATTACACAGGATATATTATCATGAGCGTAGCGGACAATTTGAATCAAATTAAAGCCTGCAAGGAAAGCATCCGTCAGGCAATCATAGACAAGGGCGTTGATATGACAGATGTCCCTTTCACTGGTTATGCAGAGAAAATCGGTGAGATATCAGGTGGTGCATCTGATACAACTGAATATATTGAATTTGATAAAGCAGTTCATTATGAGATTATGTGGGCAGCAGCAAACTGTATTCAACTGAAATTCACAACACCTAATCTTGAATATGAAATAGACCCCAACAATGGAAACAGCACTTGGTCAGGTGAAGGTCATTTGCTCACAATTGTAATCTACTCATTTAACAACAGCAGTCTTTACACTGGAACTTACACAGCAAATGCAGGAAACAATCAGGTAAATGAATGGGAGTTTAATATTGGAGGTGATGTTGATATGGGTGGATGGATGCAAAATAGTGGAACCTATTTTGAGATATTACCTGATACATGGGGCACACCTACCAACATAACTGATGGAACAATTGATGTATCAATATCGGGGGATAATCTTGTCATCAAACTTAAATCATCTGTTATTAATGCAAGATTTACTGGTTTATTGAGCGACTGTCCTTTTGATGTTAAAGTCTATGACCCAACTGATTATCTCATAGTGAGAAAAAGTCTGACTTCATATTCATCAGATGAACAAGAGATACCTGCTGGTGCATTTTATGGTATGACGAACTTAACAGGGGTCATCTTACCTAATGCTAATAACATACAAGATAGCACATTCAAAGGATGTAATAACTTGGTATCAGTTAATATACCAAATGCAACAGGTGTAGGATATGCAGCATTTCAGAATTGTTATAAATTATCATATGTTAATATACCTGAATGCACTAATGTATCAGAAAATGCTTTTGCAAGTTGTTTTGTATTACCATCAATTAATATACCTAAATGTGAGTTTATTGGTCAAAGTGCATTTAACGCTTGTATGTCATTGACATCTATAACTGCAACAGCGTGTAAAATCATAGAAGATTTTGCATTAAACAGCACAGCACTGACAGCACTTGACCTACCTAATTGTAATAAAATTGGACAATTTGTGATCTCTTGGTGTGCTACCTTAACATCGGTATCAGCACCAAACTGTACTGAAATAGGCAGTAGTGCATTTCAAGGTTGCAGTACATTGACAGAACTGGATTTGAGTAATGTATATTACTGTACCATACCAGACACATCAGTATTTGAAATGACCCCATTTGCGAGTGGAGAAGGCACAATAAAAGTTCATAGTTCATCACTTGCATATTATCAATCAACCTACCCGTGGTCTGAATTTGCAGGATGTTTGGTTGGAGCAGGAGACCCAGATGTAGTATTATTGGCGAATGATAACGGTAGAATATATGGAGAAACATCTGTACTTACTGCTGATTATCTTGGATATCTTGCTATCGGAAATGATGCTGTGCTATCAATTGACTTACCTAATGTAAGCAAAGCACCATCAATTCAGTCTTATCCAAATCTGCAAAGTATAAATATTGGTAAATTAACTTATGTAAATGATATGATGTTTAGCGATAATACTGCATTGACGACAGTTAATTTACCTGAATGTACTTATGTATCTACTAATGGATTTATAAACTGTTCAGCATTGACGACAGTTAATTTACCGAAATGTACTGCTTTAGGAGATACTGCATTTGCAAACTGTAATAACTTAAAGACACTGACAATAGGAACAGAATACAATGGTGTGACATTAAACTGGAACTGTCCTCTACCAGACTCAATTGAAGCAATATTTGTAAATCCAACATTTGTTGATTCATATAAGTCAGACTGGTTCTGGGTTCAATACGCTGACAAGATATTTGCAGAGGGGACAGACCCAAATGCAAGTGATTGGTATGTAGTTGGTAATTTCAATGGATGGACAATAGCAGACCCTAACACCCAGATGATAATAGAAAACGACTGGTATGTATTAAGGAATCTCACTGTTGATGGACAAAGTGTTAAGTTCGTAAAAGGAATATGGGAAGACCAGCGTGGTGGAGAATTCACAGCAGTAGGTGGAGCAGTCAGCCTGTCATTTGATGCTGGTGATATTGTAGTACCAGCAGGAACATATGATGTATATCTTAACAGTCAATTAGACACTGCATACTTTATGGAGGTTGGACAAAAACCATATTAATAAAGACTGCACGACCTACACATCAGAAATCTGATAACGGTCTTTACATAAATATATATATAAAACTAAATAACACAATGAACTTGGAAAGAAGAAGTTTTGATATTGAGTTCAGAGAAGCAGAAAGTCGTAAGGTAGAAGGATATGCTTCTGTATTCAATTCAAGGTCAAAAGATTTAGGTGGATTTACCGAAATCATAGACCCAGCAGCGTTCAATGGTGTTATTGAAAGAAGTGATGTATTAGCACTTTTGAACCATGATCAGGACAGAGGTGTTCTTGCGAGAAGCAGAAAAGGCGTTGGGTCATTGACGCTCACCGTAGATGAGAGAGGATTACATTATTCTTTTGATGCTCCAAACACTGCACTTGGAAATGAATTGGTTGAGGGACTCAAAAGAGGTGATATTTCTACATCAAGTTTTGCTTTCACTGTTGCTGGTGAGAAATGGACGAAAGAGGAAGATGGCAGATATCTACGAACCATCACACAGATAGATAAACTCTATGATGTTAGTCCAGTATATAACGAAGCGTATGAAGACACATCTGTTGCTCTACGCTCACTTGAAGCAGCAAGAGCAGAAGAGGAAGTAGAAGATGAAGAACCAAAAGATGATGAGAACAACGAGGTAAAAGAACCAGTTGTTGATGAAGGCGGCACCGAAGGTGTAGAGCCTGATGAAGAAAAAGAGGAAAACGCTGAACCTGACAGCACCCAGCCTACTGACGAAGAGTCCGACAACGAAGTTGTAGAGGACGAAGAGGACGAAGAAGGCGACACCGAAGGTGTAGAGCCTGACAAAGAGTCCGATGAAGAGGGAGAAAAAGAGGAAGAAACAAGAAATTATACACAACACAATAATAAAAAAATGGGAAAATTTTCTTTAATCAAAACTATCAACGATATAGTAAATAATCGTTCAATGTCAGACGAGGCACAGGTAGTGCTTAACGCTGGTACAGAGGAAATGAGAAAGGCAGGTCTTTCTTACAGCGGTCAGATTCAGTTGCCAGTATCTGAAATCCGTGAGGATTTGGGTGCAATCGCTGCAACACAGGAAACATATGGTGCAGAAGTAGTTGCTACTGAAAAACTTAACATCCTTGAACCACTTCGTAATAGAATGGTACTTGCACAGGCAGGTGCTACATATCTTACAGGTCTTGTAGGTAATGTATCTATCCCTACTTACACAGGTTCAAATGTAGGTTGGAAGGGTGAATTGGTAGATGCAGAAGATGGTAAGGGAACATTTGACAGCATTGAGTTCTCACCAAAGAGACTTACTGCTTACATTGATGTTTCAAAGCAGTTCTTGGCACAGGATTCAGTAGGTGCTGAAGAGATGCTTTATAGAGATATCGTTAATGCTATCGCTGATAAACTTGAGGCAACTATTCTTGGTGCTGGTGCTGGTGATACTAACACACCAGAGGGTATTTTCAACGGTGCAGAAGGTGTTGAAATCACTTTCGCTAATGTAGTTGAGATGGAGAAAGCACTTGAAGAGGCAAAACTTTTCGGTGATTACAAGTTCATCGCTTCACCTGCTGCAAAAGCAAAGTTCAAGACTACTACTATTTCAGGTCAGAAGTCAGACCTTCGTATGCTTATGGAAGGCAATGAGGTAAATGGATATCCAGTTCTTACTACTGGAAACTGTGCAGGTGTTGCTTTCGGAAAGTGGGATGAGTTGGTAATCGCACAGTGGGGTTCATTAGATATCATAATTGACCCTTACACACAGGCAAAGAAGAACGCTGTTCGTATCGTAGTTAATGCATTCTTTGATGCAAAACCACGCAGAAGTGAAGCAATCGTGAAGAAAACACTCGCGTAATTTCTATTTCATAAACTAAACAAACACAACGGGGTTGGTTGAATTCAACCAGCCCCTTTTATAAAACCGCCCTCTACATCCTTCGGATGACGGGCTATAAATAATAATTATTATTTCTATGTATCTTACACTTGAACAAGTTAAACAACATCTATATATCCCTCATGATCACGATGACCTTCTGTTAGCAGACTATATAACAGTGGCAGAAGATGCAGTATGCAGGGACTTGAACATACACTGCTTGGAAGAAATCGTCCAACCAGATGGTCTATTACCAGCGTGTGTATTACAGGCAGCATTGCTGTTGGTCGGTGGTCTGTATAATGCAAGAGAGTCAATTTCTTTTGTTCAGATACACAAGAACCCTGTATATCAATACTTATTGAGTCTTTACAGGAACTACGACGATACCCTTTACATTGCTAACGCAATGGTGGGTGGTGATACACTATACATTAACTAACTATGCAGGCAGGCAGACTTACACAGATAATAACGCTGTATGAACCAAAGACTACACGAACAGCGTCAGGTGCTGAAAGCACCGTCTATACTCTCTGCTATGAATGCAGGGCAGCAGTGGCATATCAGTCAATGGACAGGGTGAATGAGAATGGTGATATCTTCTATTCAAGGGGTATCAAATTTGAAATCAGAACGCCTTTCTTCGTTATTGACGAGAGATGTCAAGTTCATTGGTGTGGTAAGAAATACAGGATTATCAGCGTTGAACCACGCCAAGACAATCAGAGTGTAGTCATATACACTGAACTTATTAACGAATAATGGCAGCACCAAAAGTAAGTTTTACCCTTAAAGGCGACACAGAATTGAGGCAAATACTCAAAAAGATGGAGTATAAGGATATGCAGCGTGCTTATAGGAAAGCACTGACAGATTCAATGAAACCTTTACAGAATGAGGCGAAGAAGCAGTTGAGGCGAGCAGGTATCAAAAATGTGAATAAACCATATGTGAGTAAGAAAACAGGTAAGACTTATAAGTCAATGCTGCAAGGTATAATGACATCGGTGGATGTGAGAGACCCAGAGGACAACTATGCAAAAGTTCATATTATGGGTGAGTTCAGGTTGAAGTGGTTTGAAAAGGGAACATCCCTCCGTAAGACTTACAGCAAGGGTAATAGAGGTAGGATACACGCTAAACGCTTTTTCAGGAATGCAGTGGATAATAAAGGCAGGGAATGTAGAGAGAGTTTAGAACAGAACATTAAGAAATCAATACAAAGAGTTTGGGAAAGAAAATGATAAACATAGGTAGTTTAATATACAGCAACATAGGTGATTTGGTTGATACACATTGCTATCCGCTGATAGCAGAGCAATCAACTGAATATCCTTTCATTATATACAGGAGCAGTTCAACAGCACCTAATGCATCAAAGGATGGTATCTACGAGTGGGAGCACAATGTTGAAATCAGCATAGTGGATGAGGAATACGATACCTGCTGTAATATCTTGGAGGCGGTATGTAATAGACTTCTTGCTATGGAGGGTAGTGAGGTTGATGAAGTGATACTTGACAGCATATCGGAGGACTTCATTGAGAACGCCTATGTTAAGAATGTTAATTGCAGATTATACACATCTGCATAGGACGCGACATCACTCCGTGATGTAGAGCGTCTATAACGCCCTATACATCTAACGATGGCGGGCTTACATAAATATATTATATAATCAATTTGTAATTACAATGGCAACAATTTTAGGAAAGAAACTAATGCTTTTCGTTAAAAACGAGGAGACATATACTTCTATTGCATATGCTACCAATCATACATTTACTACTTCTGCTTCAACAGTATCAGTAGCATCAAAAGATGACGCTGATGTAGCAAGTGGAGCAGGTAAATGGGATGCACAGGACTTGGATATGTTCTCATGGAGCATATCAGCAGAGAACCTTTTCGCTTATGAGGGTAATGGTATGACTTGTGATAAGGTGATGGAACTTTATCTTTCAGGCACATTGCTTGATGTTAAGTTCGGTCTTGCACAGACTTCTACTACTGGAGCACCAGAGGCAGGTTGGGAGCAGGCAGCAACAACAGCAGGTGTAAAGATGCTTTCAGGTCAGGCATACATCACTTCACTTGATATCAATGCAAGCAATGATGGTAGAGCAACTATGAGCATCACACTTACTGGTAAGGGTGCAGTAGAATACAAGTAGTATAAACAACAAATAACTATGAACAGGACGAAACTCTGATTATATCAGGATTTCGTCTTTTTTTATATCCACAACCACCATAAATACATTATATAATACAGTTTTAGTTTATGGAGATTTTAGGAAAAGAATACGCTTTGAAATTTGGACTTCGTTCTATGTTCATCTATGAGTCAATCACAGGTGAGGTGTTCAACATAAAGACAGTCTTTGATGAATATGTTTATTTCTACGCTTGCTTGATGGCAGAACCAAGCAACCCAGAATTGGATTTTGAGGACTTCATCAATTACGCTGATGAACATCCAGAATTATTGAAGGAGTTTGATGCTGCTCTGTTAGCGGAGTCTAAAAGAAAAGAGATGCTTACTGACAAGACTAAAAAAAAAGCGAAGGTAAAGAAGTAAGCATAAAGGAAGTCTATAATATCTTGGTGGTGGGTTTGGGTCTATCGCCAAGATATGTTTTAGATGAAATGGAGTTTTATGAGGTTGATGCACTTTTGGACAGTTATTATCTGAAACACAAGGACAGTTGGGAGCAAGCAAGACTTATCGCTTATATGACAGCGAGAGTTAATTCAAAAGGTGATTTATCCCCAACTGATATAATGAAATTTCACTGGGAGAAGGACGAACATGATCCAATAGTGAATGAAGCAGACCAGAAGAACATAGAACTTGAGATGAAACAGTTAGAGAATATATTGAACAATAAATCATAAATGGCAAAACAAGATTTAGTAGTAAAATTGATGCTTGATAGCGGTGCTTTCGGTAATGACCTACGAACAGCAGAGCGTAAAGCACAAGAGTTTAGTAATAAGATGCAGAATGCTGGAACGACGGCTGGTAAATTCACAAACGAGATAGGTTTGTCGGCGGGTGCTTTCGGTAAGTTAGGTGGAATATTGACAGGCGCAGGTGGTGTAATTGCTGCTGTTGGTGCTTTCAAGAATGTTATGATGAGCAGTCATGATTCTGCTAAAAAGTTTCAGGGGGTCATCAGTGGTTTCGGTGGTGTATTGGAGTCGCTGCAATATTCTTTCTCTACTTTTGACTTCACCGCTTTCAATAAAGGATGGAAAGAAGTGTATTTGAATGCGAAGCAGGCAAAAGAGGCAATGTTGGATGCACAGTTAAGCACCATCGCTTATGGTATAGTAGATAGAGATACCAGACTTCAATTAAAGGAATATGAAGTAGAATATCGTAATCCTAATACAACAAAAGAAAGAAGAGCAGAGATAGCAGCGTTAAGAGATGGATTGCTTAAAGAGGCAAGGATAACCGCCGAAGCACACGCTGAAAATCTATATACTTCTGTTATAGAACAATTACAGGCAAAAAATCCTAACATTGGTGATTTGACAGGAGACTTAAAGAAAACGAAAGAACTTATCCCATCTGATAGATTGAATGATTTGATATTAGAAGCGGCATATGATATCATTTTCAATCGTGATGAAGAGGAAAAAAAGAGATGGGAGGGTATATCCCAACAAATGACACAAACAAAAATCAAGGCAGATACTAATGCTGAAACAGCAGATATGTCTATATATTATGCAACACCAAAATGGATATCAGATATCAAGGAATGGTTAGGATTTGGTAGTAGTCATGATGCTTGGATGAAATCTGCTGCGTCATATGGTGCGACTGCTGCGGAAGCACAAAAACAATGGGAAGAAACCGTTATGAAATATCAAGACCTAATGATTAAGAATGTATTATATACCATTGGTGAAGAGGGATTGAGTAAAATAGCGGGTGATATGAAAGCAGCAGATGATGTGGTTGCTGCAATTGATGAACTTCTGTTGCAAGGTATGGGTTGGTCAGAACCAACAACAAAATCAACTGGTGGTTCTACTACCAAAACCACTAAAAAAGACCCAGATGTAAGGAATGTGATGTCAATTGGTTATCTGGAAGAAATGATAGATGCACAAAAAAAATTGATGGATGGGTTTGATGTGGGCACATCTGACTGGTGGGATGCTGTTGATGCAATTGATGCATATCAGACAGAATTAAATGAAGTGAGAACATATCAGAATGCACTTCTTGGTATAGTGGATGATAATAATGATGCTGTTGAAGGTTCTATTGCTTATTATGAAAAACTTATAAAGGAAAAGTCTGATTTGAGGGATACTTTGAAATTTGAGTCCGAAGAGTGGAAGGAACTGACAGAACAAATTAAAGAATACACTAAAATATTAGACGACTTAAAGAAGAAACAGGATGAATATGATGGAAAGAGTTCTACATCAACAACATCTTCAAAATCAAAAAATGAGGAATTAGAGGAAAAGAGGAAAGCAGCAGTTGATGCTTGGGATGAAAGGGAGAAATATGACAGAGAGTCAGATGCTTGGGTAGAAGCAAACGAAAGATTAAAAGAGTATGTTGAAGAATACATGAGGTTTGTAAGGACACTTAATGAGAATGACCCAATTGACAAACTTCAGAAGAAATGGGCAAATGCAAATATGGTTGTATCCAGCAGCGTATCGGTGTTGAACGCATTGAGTGAAACACTTGCTAATAGTGAGGATGAGAGTGCAAGAAAAGCGGCTGCTTGGGTTGATGTATTTTCAACTATTGGTGCTGGTGTTCAGAGTTATATCAGTATTATGCAGGCTGCAATAGCAACTGATGAAGCATATGCGATGGCAAAAGCAACAGGTCAGGCAGCAATGCTGCCGTTCCCAGCAAACATAGCAGCGATAGCAACCGTAGTAGCAACCTTAACATCTGTGATTGCTAAAATCAATAGCATTAAAAAAAGTGCAGGTAAGTTCGCCGAAGGTGGTATCGTAGGTGGAACAAGTTATTCTGGTGATAAACTATTTGCGATGGTCAATTCAGGTGAGATGATACTGAACAAACGCCAGCAGGGAAATCTTGCTAATATGCTTGGTGGTGGCGGTGGTCAGGTAGAGTTTCATATATCAGGCGACTCACTGGTGGGCGTATTGAACAACAGACAGAATAAAAGAAATCTAACACGATAATGAAGAAGATATTACATAGCGGTCAATTTCTTGACTATGACGGAAATACAATCAAGATAACATTTTATCAGGAGAAGCACCTGTGGGTGAGTAGAACATCAATCACTGCACCATATACAGGTGGTGAATATGAGGTTGAAGTATGGAGTGATGTAGGTGATGCTCTAATCTACGACAGTGCTTATGACTGGATATCAGACCCCATATTCAAAGGTAGTTATAGAAATACTGATGGACACACCGTTTATAAATATACGATACAAATAGCAGGACGAGATTTCGTTGGTGTATCAGCGACAGGTTCGTTGAATGTAGGTGTTGAGATAAGTGATTTCGGTCAGTTGGAGGGTTATGACAGAGAGCAATTGACAAAGACAATAACAATTACACGAAGATAAGTATGACAGATGATTTGAGATTTGCTGGTAAATTACCAGTTGTGATAAACAGGAACGGTGATACACGAGATATATACAATCCGATAAGGAGTAGCAGTTGTGATATCACCGTAGTGAGCAACAAGATATTGTCTGACTTATACACTAATGATAAGAAGGATATCAAGGTGAAGGTGGAGAAGGTATGGAACGAAGAAGGGACACAAAACACCACATTGTTTGAGGGTTATATGACCCCAAATTCATATTCACAGAAACTTTCTCCCAATCTTGACAACATAGATATGACAGCAATTGACCCACTTGCAGTGCTCAAATATCTCTATATAGATGATATATTGGAGAAGGCGAAGTCAATCACTATGGGTGATTTGATAGCAAGAGCACTTGCTGCTGTTAGGATAGACTGCGTTGATTTGTGGATAGAGAACACCGTGAGATATACTGATGCTGATGGGGTCAATTATAACTTCGTTGATTTGGTGTTGCAGACTTCTAACTTCTGGGATGAGGGCGATGACCCATCAAGTGTGTATGATGCTGTCAGTGAGTGTTTGCGTTTATTTGGATACACACTTACCTTCACTGGAACAAGATATATGATATACACTGTGATATCGGATCATGAGTTCGGAACCAACTACCGTGATTTCACTTGGTATAAGATAGAGGATGGTGGAACACTTCGTAGTGTTGGAACAGGAAGTTGGAATAAGGAAGCACATCAGTTCAAGCATAGTGCTGGTGATTGGACTACTATAGACGACAATCCGACTGTGAGCATAGATAACACTTATGACAAGGTAGTGAGTGTAGCAAGCACCAAGATACCCAACTATTCACTGACAGCATTTGACTTGGTATCGTCAGAAAACAGAGATATGTATGATGCAGGTGATTTGAATGTTCAGCGCAATAAAATCAAGGGATTCAAGACATCTGGTGGATATGACAACGAATACACCAATGATGAATGGTATTATATCTGGAACGGAGTATATAAATCACCTGATTTCGGACTTGACATCACAGGAACAACAGTCAATGGCTACGCCAACATCAATGGAGCATATCAGTATATGAGCGGTCTGACAGGGCATCCAGATGCTTATGGTGGTATATTGAACTTCTATGGTGGCGAAGATAATTTGGTTGGAACTAATAAAGACCCACAGGTTGAGCGTCCAGTGGATGTAAAGGAATGTATCACTGTGTTCGCCCCTGACAATGGACTCCCACCAGAGTTTCTGGAAAGGGAATATTTGAAATGGTCATATGAAGTAGGTCAGGGTAATGAAGGTGAGGACTACACTACTGGTGGTTTGACTCCAATACATACTGGTTTGGATACAAGCAAGTTCGGAACAAACAAGACAGGTGTATCGGATGCTGTCAGTTATAGACAGAGATATGAGAACATCACTATAAGCGAGAATACTGACCAGACTTTAACTATTGACTTATCACAGAGTTATTCAAGGACAGGTGTCAAATTGACATTTGACACACTTGACTACTCTACTGTAGAAAACAAGCAGTTCGTTTTAACGGGCGGTCAGGATGAGGATTATTATTTTGGAGCACAACTGATACGAGGAACAGCATATACATATCCTTGGACTTGGAGAAATGATAATGTTAGTGTTAGTTCTGGTTATTTTGATAAGTATGACAGCGATGATTACTCAAATACATCAAATATGAGTCTGCTTAAACCAGTGTGGGACAAGCGTAAGGTCATATTGTCCATAACAACACTTGATGGTGAGAAATATCAGTTCAATGGTAAGGATTGGTTAGAAGTAGAATACATTACAGATACCAATGCTTTCTACTTGAAGAAACTGATGAACTATAAGAATATATTTACAGAGGAATTCACTTATGACCTTATTGAATGCTCCGATGGGACAACATATGCTCTGAACCCAGACGGTTTCAAGTATTACAGCACCGACAGAAGCAATCCTGAAAACAACGGTGTATATCCAGAAGGAGAAGGTGAGAAGGAAACAAAAAAAGTTGAATTTGAATACTATGCTAAATCCTCACAGACTTGGAAGAAGTATATAGATGAAGCGGATGAAGGTCGTATAGCGATTATATTACCTGCAATCAACAGTGTGAATGCAACTGTTCAATGTGATATATATCATAGCAATCTGTTGGGTATCACAGGTAATACTGGAAACAGCAATCCAAGCAAGACTGCTCATTATGTAAAATATAAGGTTGAAGGACAGTATAGTTGGACAGAAGAAAATGGTGAAACTGGTAGCGGTTCGCTGTCAGAAGGTCTTATAGGTGATGCTTATGGTAAGGTCGGAGCAGAACCTGTGAATATATACTTCATGCCTGTCAATGCGACATATATCAAAGCAGAACACTTGAACTTAGACATCTCGCTGTCAGTCCCTGAAAGCAACTTGGGGCAGATGTTCGGCGAGTCTGATGTGAAATACTCCACGAATCCCAGTAAGAAATTTCGTGAAAGTTATGATGCACCCAGTTTTCTGGTTAATACCCGCCATCCCATTGTTAGCCAGTCTCATTCTTATGTTATTGTAGGTAATGGATTAGCGGATGCTAACAGGTTCAGTATCGGCTGGATGAGTAATAAGATTGCTTGCAGACCAGAAAACTATGTGATGCAAGGCTATAAGAACTACTGGGGAACTATAAGAAGAACTTATAATAGAGTGTTAGTCCCTCATAAAGAAGGGTTCAGTAATTGTCTGTGTTATATAGAAGCACCTGATATCCCTGATGTGGGTAATGGAAGATGGCTGATGGTGGTGAGCGACAGTTGGGATGTAAAGACTAACAGACACACTATATCTGCAGTAGAGGATTATGGTCTGAATGTCAATCAGATAGAGAACTATACTGTTCTTGAAATACCAAGGGAGGCGAGAAATCCAAGATTTAACCTACCTTCTGTTAAGAAGAAGTAGTCGCACTATACATCACTTCGTGATGGCGTGCTATACATAAATACATAAGACAATAACTAACAACTAATGGGACTTGATTGGACAGCAATAATTATAGCGATAGTGGGGGCGGGAGGCTTGACCGCCCTCATCACACTCACAGAAAAGAAAGCAAAGGCTGCACTTGAGAATATGCAGAAAACCATAGATGAGTGGAAAGCACTCTGCCAAGAGGAACGAACAGAAATCAATACACTTCGTGAGCGTTTAACTACCAAACAGCATATGATAGATGAACTATACAAGGAGCGTGAAGAGTTTATGCGTGAGCGAGATGCTATGAGCACTGATTTAGCGGTGGCAAAGATACTACGATGTGAGCATGTAGGATGTGAGCAGAGAAAACCACCACTTGCACAGAACTTATGCGGAGCAGGATGCGAAATGTGTGATGGTGGATGTGATATCACGAAATAAATAAAGGCGGGGAACATGATCCTCGCCTTTGTTGATAATTCATTTCATCTAATTATAGTTGTAAAATTTAATTATCCATATCTATCGTAAGTTCAAACAACATACTATTGAGAATATGACCTGTCTCAATCAGTCCATAATAACCTCCTCTTACCACATCTCTGATAGATTTCTTCAAATTGCTGTCAGAATTACCGATATGCCAATCCATAATAGGTAATATCTTGCCATCTTCATCCTTATTGCAACTATACCAAGTGTTCCCTTCAATATCAATCACTTCAAAGTTGAAATGATTTTGTCGCCAAGCACGACTTATATATTCTTCTAATTCTATATACTCACCATCATCAATAGGATACCACATATGGAATATTTCTGTAAGCGTCTCCATTATATTACCACCAAGTTCATACTCATCATTAGTCTTACATATCCTTACAACACATACACGAGTATCCTTATCACAGAACAACTCACCACATTTGATAGCACCCCATTCTTCACCGTGTCCAAAAGGGTTGCATTGTATATCAATTTTCTTAATCTCACCCTTTCTGATTGATGTTATTGTTGAATTATCAATTGTTAATATTGATACTATATCTGTTTCAAATTCAATCCAAGGATAGATGCTGTTAGTTCTGATATCCTTTGCGATAGCATCATAATCGCCATCTGTGATATAACTATGAGGAACATCACAGTCATATTCATCACCGTTCTGCTTATACCAAAACTTGTTGCTCTTAAACAATATGGTGGTATCATCTGAAACAACCACTTCACTTACTTCACCATCAGCGAGACGCCTTGCATCCTCTGCTGAAAAATACTTAAATCTTTTCATATCTATTCTTTATTTTATATTCATATATATCAAATATAACAAAAAAAATTGAAAAATCCAAATAAACTATTGCTTTTTTCAATTATTTTATTATAGTGTCCGTTAATCTTGCTTTCATTTTCAGCAATTTACGGAGTTGTTCTGCTGTCCAGTCTGTAGTGTCAATGGTCAGTTTGGTCTCTGCTGCTGTCGGATGTGATTTCTTCATCTCAAAAAAGACCATAACGCTGTCAAAGTCTGACAGCACCAACCTCTGTGGGTAATATTGCAGTCCGCGTATCTTCGTGAATCTTTGCTTCTTCTCTCCTTCATTCTTCTTCTCTCCTTCATTATCCGCCCGCCCCCTTTTATTTGGCTTTCTATAGTATCTATTCTCACGAATGAAAAGATTGTTGATGTTGCAGTTCATAGGGTCGCCATCACGATAGTCCAAGTTCAACTGAATTCCTATATTGGTATCACCGCTAAAAAATCTATATACATGTGATGCCAGTCCGATGGGTTTTGTTTCGTATTTTGCCGTTGTTCTGTCGTTAGCAAGATTCACTATGGCTTTGTTGTGTATCTTGTCATACTGCAGTTTTTTTTGAACCACCTTCTTATATCTGTTGCTCCACTGCCAGACTTCGCCTGTTGATGTGATATAACATGGGAGCAAGATGTCAGGGTAGTCATCATGGGTCAAATGTCTTATATTTTCTTCTGTCAGATTTTGCGGTTCGTATCCGCTATGGGGGGTGCTGATGTTCTTTACATCCTTCAGATAAAGGTTCTCCAACCGACAATTCATAACATCATGATCAAGATGTCCGATATCCAACCTCTTACATATACCCAAATCAATATCATTGAAATACCTATACACGAGGGATGCGACTGATACTGTCTTCGCTTTCGTCGTTCTTTCCCTGCCGTCAATGTCATACAGCATTATATTCACCTTCGCACAGTTGTTGCTCATATCAAGGAACACCGACTTCTGCTTCATCTGTTTCTGTCTTAAACTCCACTGCCATAATTCACCCTCCGATGTGATATAACATGGCTCCACTATGTTAGGGATGTCATCATTCGTAATATATCTTATATTTTCTTCTGTCATACTATATTTGATTTACCTCTTGATTTTTTAATGTATCCAAATCCAAAACGCTGTCAGTTGATATAATGTATCATCTGAAATGTGTTATACAATACTTATAGGCTAAAAACGAAAGTATTCACTATAATTCTGATAACTTCTTGTATGCTCTCTCCTTATCCTTGAAAGACCACGCCCACTGACCGAAAGCACTCGCTCTTGGGTATTTCTCCTTCATTATATCAACCACCGTTATCTTACCGTCTATTGTCTTTGCACTCTTGCCTGCCTTCTTCAAGAATACCTCGTAATCTACATAACTACCAATCTCACGCTTATACAGGTAAGCGGTTTCTGTCTCCTCCAACTGAATGAAATGAACGGGCTTGCTCCAACCCTCATACTTCTTCTTCGTAAAATCTTTTTCTAACTTTATTATCTCCATATACATTAAATTTTATTTACTATAGAAATAACAAAAAATTAGAGGATTTATCAGAAATTTGAAAATAATTTGATATAAGTATTGATTTTTTACTACAACATTATAGAAATCGCTGTCAGATAATGTAGTATATCATCCAATAGAGATATGCAATACTTGTAGGCTAAAAACAAAGATTTTCACTATATTTGCAGGTGAGAAGCAGAGATACGGTATAAACACGGTGCAACAACAATGCAACAACTTTTGCTTGTAAGTCGTTGATTATCAATAAGCACTACTTATTTAGCAAATTTATGCTTAATTTGCTAACTTATTTAATTATAATTACTTACCTTTGTGTCGTGCAACAACTTTTGTCAAATTGCAACAACTTTTAATATGGGTAAAAATCAACTACAAATATAGTATTTTTATGGCTAAAATCAACTACACCATCAGTAAGAAAGTCAAGGATGGAATGAGCGAAATCATCCTTGATATCCAACCAAAGCGTGGTATCCATTACAGGGTGAAGTCAGGGATATATATCACCCCTGCTAACTATGACCGCCTGACAGCAACATCTAAACTTCTTACCTATGACCGCCTCTATGACATTGAGAAGGCGGTGCTGTCGGAACTACCTACCACCAAAGAGGATGCAGAGAAAATCATCAAGAGAATACAGGGAACAGATGACAACCTGCTGTCGGTATTCATAGCATATACAGAAGCAAGGACAATAGAGAAAGGACTGACAGACGGAACATATGAAGTGTATAAGAGTTTGATAGCATTGTTGAGAGCATATGATCATGTGTCAAGTGTCAAGGCTGTGGATAAGGTGTGGCTGTCAGGGTTGGTCAAGCATATGTGTGATGCAGGTATGACCAACACAACACAGGGGAACTATTACAGGGTGTTCAGGACATTCTTGACATACTGTGTGGAGCAAGGATATATGGACGATGAAGTGCTGCAATATAAACCAAAGTTCAAGACTGTATTGAATGATGTGGTATGTCTGACAGCAGAAGAACTACATAATATATATAAGGTATCATTGGAGCGTGATGGTCGTAAGTGCAAGTATAGCGAAGATGTGATGTGTGCTGTCAGAGATATATTCGTGGTGCAATGTCTATGTGGATTGAGATACTCTGATATGATACACATATATAAGGAGAACATACAGGAGGATGAAGATGGTAAGTATATCGTGCTGACTACAAAGAAGACAATGCAGAGATTGAAGATATATTTCAATGATAGAGCACTACATATATTGGAGATGTGGGACTATAACCTACCA